TCTTTAAGCTGCGTGAGCCAATGCCGTAGTTCTTCACGACTCTTTCTCCCTGACATAACTGGATGGTCCATGATGCCAGTGAGTGACACCCCTAGCAACGCCTCTTCTTGCGTGTTGTCCTTCCAGATCTTACGCAAGTACCTGAAGTCAGTCAGAGTAGCCTGTAGCGTCCCTAGGACAGCCGCAGACCTAACCTTGAGCCGTAGGCTTTCCAGTGTGTCATTAGCCCTCACGACCACCTCAGACAAGTTACAGAACTGGTACGGCCTGAGTATAATCTCTGAGCATGGGTTTGTACCGAAGTCAAAGCTGGCGTCCCTACGTCCATTCTTCTCTGCCTGACGCTGACTTGCGACACGGCTAAAGACGCCTCGCTCGCCTGACCGTGATTCATACAGAGACTTCCACTCGTTCAAGAAAGCTTCAAAGTCAGGTTTCTCTGTGTAACAGGCAGAGTTGTTAGCCAAGCCACGCTGAGGATTATCTACCCACCACTGTCCTGACTTGCACCGTCGTAGTCTATCGTCAGTGAGGTTACTGAGACTGATGAGAGCAGACCTTCGCACACCGCCGACGACGACAATTTGTGCAATCTTACAGCATAGATCGTGGCACTCAATGGAGCTAAGTCTTCGACCAGCAGAGGCCCGAAAGACTTCCACGGTGAATTGAAACAGGTCAACAAGAGGTTCTGGACCAGACGCTCGACCTCCGAAAGTCTTAAGGGCTGACCCCGCAGGTCTAATTCCAGAGACGTCCCACTTTGGAACCTGACCAGTAAACAACATTGCGATAAGTTCTCTATATCCTTTAGCCCATCCAACTTTGCTATCAGCGACGTGTATAACGGTATCTGTATCATGTAGCTCCTCCGCTACTTCAGGCAACTTAGTAATGTACTGACGTTCGACACTGAAGCCAACTCCTGTGCCACACATGAGTATGTACATCATCTCGTCAAAGGCTTTAGGGTGGTCTATGGGCAGATAGGAGCAGTTAAACCCAGCTACATTGTCTCTGTCCAAAGCCTCACCGGCAGTCATCAGTGCCCTCATGCTGGGCATTACGTCAAGACCGTGGATAGGACCAAAGAGGTCCTTAGCTTCCTTCTTGGACAACTTCTCCTTACTGACCCAGAAGTCCAAGTAGCGGTTTACAGTTTCTTCCCATGTCTCCCTGCGCTGTTCTTCAGGCAAGTACCGGGCATAGCGACTCTTGTGTATGTATTCTTGATATGCGTCCATTATAGTTCGTATTCCCCTGCAGTTATTAGTGACATCTTAAGTTGGTCCAGAAGGAAGTAAAGCCCTACTGTGTCCATGTTTGTAGAAACAACGATGAAGTCTTCTGACTTGATAATGCAAAAAGCCTCGTCGTAGTTTTCCAAGTCTTCCTTAGCGACTATAGCGTCAAACACCATAGGAACAGTGAGTTCGTCTGTCTTTGGTTTCTGGTCAAAACTTCCTTTAATTACTTTCATTCTAACAACCCCTGTTCCACGACCATTTTGTTTAAGTACCACTGTGCTTTCTTTAGGTCCTGTAGACCATTCTTGTAACGCCACCTGTGTAAATACTTTATTACGTTGCCCTCGCAGTACTCAATTATCCCTTCTCCTAGCTGCTGCTTAATGTAGTCTATGGCCTCGACGCCTCCTTGATTGTAGTGAGGCGGTTTGTAGACTAAAGCGTCCCAGTCCTCCTTAGTCGCTGCGTCAATACTCATCTTCGTCCTCCTCTTCATCCTCTAGCTCCTCTGCGAACTCCTCTATCTTGTTTATCAGCTTGTCCTCAAACCTGTCCAGAAGTTCTTCAGAAGTTATCTCTAGTGCTTCCACAAAGTCTTCAGGGTCGTAGTCACGTAGCAGACGTTCCTTAATTTCTTCCATTGTTAGAGACATCATCCATCAACTCCTGTAGCGTATCTAATGTGTACCATGAAAGACCTTGTTTTTCACACCATTGAGACATAGTTATCTTAGCTCCTTTCCTTACTTTTTTGTTTGGGTTCATAAGAACAAACACGAGTCTCTGGTAGTCCTCAAGACTGTCTCTGATGCTAGTGTATTTCTTAGTGTCACCTTCCCTGAAGAACCCTTTACACTCAACCAGCGTGTCACTGGGGGCGTGTACAAAGTCCGGCCTGTAGTTCCTGTGTATTGTGTAGGGCACTGTGTAGGGCTCGTAGTCGAACCCCTCCAGTACTTCCGCTGTGTGCTCCTCGAATACACTACGAAACTTCGATTTCTTGGACTTTCGGCTCATTGAATACCTCTGTTAAATAACGTGGACCTGTTGAGTATAGGAACCCTCTTAAGGAGGGCCAGCATTCCTTTTTGTACGAGCAGTAGGAGCATCCGACGGCGAGTTTCTGGTTGCCACTCTTTCCATCTGCGATAGTTTCGTAGCACACCTCTGGTGGCTCCTCCTGCTCTACCATCTTTTTTATCTGGTTGATTCTTTCCCCAATGTCATAAGAGATTAGGTCGTACACAGGTGCTTGTGTGTCCTCAGAGTCATACAGCAGATAAGTCAGATGTCCATTTTGTTTGTCCATTGCCAACCAGCCAAACGTGGTCTCACCTTCTGAATGAGCGTAGCCTTTGATCTGACCTATGTACCCAAAAGGGTCGTCATAGGCCAGTGTTCCTTCCTTGAACTTCTTGAATCCGAAGGTGGAAGTAGACTTCACGTCAGTCACAACTCCGTCAATCCTGCAGTCCATAGAACCTTTGACGCCATTGACCTCACACAGCTTCTGCTCGTCTGTCACAGAGTGACCAGCGGCCCTTGTGAGGAACAGTAGCATTTCTTCAATGAGGTGTCCGTAGAGGAACTTGACGTAGGTATTAGGAGTCAAGTCTTCCCCCTTGTCCACGTCGTTGTACACATTCCACAGGTAACGCTCCTCACGTCCTATGTTGGACATACGTAGTTTACGTGAGTCATCTCTGACCTCAGTGAACTCTTTACGCATGAGGTCCTTGACGTTCTCACCGAACTGCTCAATGCAGCTTTCGATGTCTACTCCTTCTGCTACTTCTTTCGACTCCACAAGTTTGTAGATGTCGCTCACAAGGTTGTACACGTTTTTCATTTGTACTCTTCCGCTGTACTAGAGACGACAACTCTGGCCTCCTCCGGTGTGCATTTGAACCACTCGCCCCTACGTTCGTAGGACTTTTGTAGCTCTGTGTGTGCTTCGTTTTCCGCTGCTCTTCGATTGCTTACATCATAGTAATATTGTAACACATAATCTCTAAAAGGGGAAGAAGTTTGGTAGTTGTTTAAGCGGTCCTCAGCGTCGATAGCCATACCTACCTTTACCCAGTCAGGAAAGTTAGGATTAGTTATGACGTACACTTGCCCTTCCACGCTTGTTTCGTATTTAGCTAAGCTACTGAACGCTGCATCTTCAAACGTCTTGTAGCGTCCGGGTTTGTGCAAAGGGTGTGTTGTTGGTATGTACTTACCATTGACCCACATCCTTAAAGCATTGCTCTTCGAATTTTCCTTGTTTCTACACACCTCACAGTAAGCATCTAAACCGTATTTGAGCGCCTTAATTTTATAAAACTCCTCAAAGGATTTTGTTTCGCCACACATGGAACACCTTTTTACTCTAAATAAGTCTTGTTGTTGTATCATTAGTGTTTTTCCTTAGTTATTTAGTGTGTCTCCGCCCATGTTGTACCAACTTTGTATTCACCGTCCAGTGGACACCTCAAGTTAAACTCAATACCTGCAGCCTTGAGGCACTCCACTGCTAACCAGCCGTACTTCTCTGCGTCTTTCTCTGCTACTTCTGCCTGTACCTCGTCATGGATGTTGCCTATGATCTTGTAGTCCAGCCTCCACTGCTTCGCGTAGTCGTCCAGAATCACCAGTGCCTTCTTCATAACGATGGCCCCTGCTGCTTGCAACAACGTGTTCAACGCTGAGTGTTCTGACCTGACTAGGAGCCGACGACCGTCAAGACCTGTGAGGTATCCTCTGGCTGATGCGTTTGAAACTCTCTCCTTAAGAGCTGCGAATGATGGCAGATTATGTAGGAAAGATTCTCTAAGGTTTTTGCCAGATTTTCTACCTCCTCCAGCCACTGACCCAAGCTTCTCATCTCCTGCTCCGTATAAGAGGGCATAGATGAAAGTTTTTGCCTGATTTCTTGATTCAAGTCCAGCAAGTCGTTGATTTGCTGTGTGGATATCCCCGTTAATGATTTCATTGGTATAGTCCTCGTCTTTCATGTAGTGTGCCAGCATACGCAACTCAAGACCACTGGCGTCAAAACCCACTAGCTTCTTGCCTTCAGGCACAGTCCAGCACGAGCGACACTCGTGTCCATACGGGCTATGACTTGCGGGTACTTGAGCCATGTTGGGTGACTGGTGCGTCATACGTCCGGTGACAGCACCGTTGCTGATGACACGTCCATGTACTCTGCCGTCTTCCTTGACATGCTCTAGCCACGAGTTTACCTGTGCGTATCTTTTTTGTAGCATCAGGTACTCACTCACAATCTTAGCTTCAGGAAGGTCAATAGTGTCTAGGACTGCTTCATCGACTATTGGGTTGCCTTTCTCCGTGAGTTTGTCGAAGCGAACCCCAAGGCTCGAAAGCCTCTTCGCAATTTGCTGCCTAGAACCCACGTTAAAAACCTCAACTTTGTCCTTAAGCCTCTTGCCTGTTTTCTCCGACCACCTTTCGTGGACGATTGGCTGGAACCTCTTCTGTAGTATCTCCTCGATGTCATTCATTCTCTCCTTAAATGTGGAACACAGGTCTCTTGCTAAAGGCTGGTCCAGAACCCAACCGTTTATCTCCTGCTGCTGAACTGAGGCTTGTACTTTATGCTCTAGCTCAATGCTGGCAGGTGAGAAGCAAGTCATCTCCTGCAGTAACTTCTGGTGTACTGCTTCTGTTACGTTCACGTCCTGTATGCAGTAGTCGATCATCTCTTGTGACAACTGAGACCAGTCACTGTGGTCACCTTTTGGGAAGCCTAGGTCATTACCCCAGTTCCTCAAAGAGTGTCCTCCTGACTTACTTGGCTCACACAAACGTGACAAAACCAGAGTATCGACTATGCGCTCAGGAGCCACTGTGATGCCCCAGAGACGTTCTAGGACAGGCATATCGTAGCCTATTAGGTTATGCCCAACGACGCTCACAGAGCCTCTGAGGGCTTCTGAGAGGGTATCAGGGGTCCCATGTACCAGAGTTACGTCGTTTTCCTTGGTTACAACGCACCAAATGGTGTCCGGGGTCAAACCATTGGCCTCTAGGTCAAGATAAATCAAAAGTCGTCCCCTACGTGTGGATTAGGTACTTCACTCAACCTGCCGGTAGACCTATCATAAGCAAGGTAACAAGCAGGACCAGTTTCACCAGTGTAGCGGTTCTTGAGAACCCTGACAGTCGTGGTGTTTCTGATGTCTTCATTTTCATGCTGCTGGTCTCGCTCCATACCTATAACAATGTCGGACAACTGTGCAATTGCCTGTGACCCCCTGAGTTCACCTAGGCTAATCTGGGCACCGTCCTCATGTGCTTTGCCCTGTGACCGCCGTAGGTGTGACACGAGGAACAAGCAGATGCCTGTCTCAGCCACGAGTGCCCTGAGTTTAGTCATGATTTCATCAATGGCTTTACGCTCGTCACCGTTTTCCTGAGACGACACAACGATGGACAGGTGGTCCAGTATCACAAACTTGCAGTCCAGAGCCTTAGCCATGTAACGCACACGTGCCAGAAGGTTGTCTGCAGAAGTAGAACCCCAGTGGTCGAACAGGTAGTACCGCCCGGTGCCAAGTGTGTCTTCCCAGAAGGGTCTCAGGTCGTCCACGGGTGTGTCTTCCTCAAGATGCAAGGGTCTGTTCGCAGCCACTGACATGATGCCCAGAGTGGTACGCGAGAGGTCTTCCTCTAACGCGAGTACACCAATGTTACCGTCGCACCGCTTGAGAAGGTCGTACTCAATCTCACGTATGAACTGTGACTTGCCCATGCCACGACCACTGGTGATGGTGACCAACTCGGATGGCCTGTGGCCTCTAGTGAGAACATTGAGTCCGTCCCATGGGTAAGGCACTGACTTGACATTACGTTTCTCAACAAGGTTTTCCCACGTGTCCGTACCTGCCACAATACCGTCTGGTTGATAGACCTTGGCGTTCCACCATGCTTGAGTAAAGTCTTTGACCCTGTTAGCCATGAGCATGTCACTGGCGTCCTTCACGGGCAGCTTCACTACTTTCAGCTTGTTTGGACTAAAGAGGTCCTTGACTGCATCTACTGCTGCTTCTCCTGCTTTGTCATTGTCGAAACACAGGACCACAGTACCGTAGGACTCCAGCCACTCTAGCTGCTCCTTGACTTCCTTGGCAGCATTGGAAGCACCTGAGCGTAACGACACTACGTCCCACTGCTTGCCTGACATCTCGTAGACTGCCATGGCGTCCAGTTCACCTTCAGTGATGGTGATGTACTTATTTGTTTTGCACTGGTGTTGTCCAAAGAACCCAACTCCGGTTATGTCACCGCTAGTGTGGAAGTTCTTTGTCTTCACCTCACGTACCTTTGCAGACGCAACTTCATTTGTGCTGAGGTTGTAGTAAGGGTAGTAGTGCCTAATGATTTCACCCGTAGTCGAGTACTCCACAGTGACACCGTAGCGACTACAGGTGTCCTGAGACAGTCTCCTCTGGGGTATCGCTGCCACCACACCACCCATACTCAGGCGGCTTGGCTTTGCTGTTGTTGCTGCTATTGTTACTTCCATGTCACCGCCATGTAGATGATAGTCACAACCGACGGCAAAGCAGTGCGCCCCACCGTCGTCGTAAATGGCTAGGGCGTCCGACGAACCACAGTCAGGACACCCCTCATGTCTAATGAATTTAGCCATTACCCTAGAAGTCCGCAGAGTCGCCTTCAGTCATCTCTGCTTCCTCTAGGACCTTCACTGCGTCCAGATAGGTAGCCACACCATGTACAGGATGTGCGTCACCTAGGACAAACCGCAGCCGTACCTTTGAATTGTAAGGGACTTCACCGTTGTAGCGGTTGCCTTCTGCGTCAAACCGCTTGACGTCAAACTTGGACTTAAACTTCCGCTGTTTGTTGCCTTGGTAGTCCTTGATCTTCACACCACGTGATGCTAGTGAAGAAGCGTCGGACTCTGACACTGTGATGGTCATTGAGTAAGCTCCGGTGCTCTGCCCATTGAAGATGTCATGCTGAGTCACGTTGCTGAAGTTCACAATGCCTTCAATTGTTTCTGCTGGTCTTGCCATAAGGAATTATCGGAAGAGCACACGTCTGAACTCCAGTCACAGTCAACAATCTCGTATGCCGTCTTCTGCTTGAAAAAAAAAAAAAGAAATAAATGAACTAAAACAAATCATCACAAACTTAATCAGTGTGAGACACAAACGCAGTACCAAACGCTTAAGCTATACTCTC